GCCAGCTGCGAGTCGACCAGCTGGTTGTTCATGTCCTGCAGTTCACGCGTCGCCTGCTGGCGGGCAGCCGTCAGGTTTTGCTGCGCCTGCGTTGCCGCGACCTGCGCAGCGCTCAGAGCCCGCTCCGCGTCGGCGACCGCGCGCGCGGCCTGCTGGCTCTGCAGTGCAGCCTGCTGCGCAACCTGCGCCGCGTTCTGCCGCGCCTGCGTCACCTGCTGTTCCGCCTGCGCGATCTGGCGGGCGCCGTTCCGTTCCGCCGTAGCAACGGCCTGCTGCGCGGAGGCGAGCTGAAGAGCGCGAGACGACGCCTGCGCCGCGGTCCGACCGCCGTTGGCCGTCGCGGTAGCCGCCGCGTCCTGCGCGGCCTTCTGCGCCTGCAGCACGCCGGCGATCTGCTTGAACGCTGGTACGGCGACGAGCGCGATGCCGCCGATCCCGGCGCCGGCCGCAGCGGCAGCAGCGGCGATCGCCCCGAGCCCGGCAGCGACCACCGGCAGAGCCGGGATGATCGCCGGGCCGAATGCGATGGCTGCAGCGGTCAAGCCGCCGAGGCTGGCCGTGGCCGAACTGGTGTCGACGTCGACGCGGGCGGTCTGCCCGTCCAGCCGGTTCACCTGCGCCTGGATCGTGGCGAGCTGTGCAGCCGCATTTGCAGCGTCCACTCGCACCGCGACGTCCGCGTTCGACGAAGAGAGCCGGGCCAGGCGCTCCCGGATGTGGTCGATCGCTGCGACAGCGTCCGCAGAGGAGATGTCGACCCCGATCCGGGCGTCTTGGATCGCCTGGATCTGGCTGCGGATCTGGTAGATCTCCCGCTCGGCGTCCGTGCTGTTGGCGTGCAGCCGGATCTCCGGCAGGTTCCGGAGCGCGGTCTGCAGGGTCGCCTTCAGCGACTCGGCGAACGTGGACCCGGTCCGCTGCCCCGCGCGGACAGCGCCGGGCTGGGCAGTGCGGGCACCGTTCTGGATACCGTCGCGTACCGCAGGAGCGATCTGTGCGGCAATCTGCCTGCCGATGATCCGGCCGACCTCATCGCCGATCTGAGACGCCGGCGGCACGAGAGCCGACCTGAGCCGGCCCTCGATGCCCTGCGTGTTGGGGACAACATCGACCTCGACGGATCCGACGCTGATGGCCATGGAGCCTCCCTCCATGGCGCTACGCGGCGCCCCCATTGATCAGCTGGAACAGGGTGTTCGCCCCTGCTTCGGACAGCTTTGGCTTCGGCCGCGGGGGGCGCGCTCCCGGGCGGCGGATGGGCTGTGGCGGCTCCGGCCGCCGGGACTTCTTGTCGGTGTTGGCGCAGATGAGGACGTACTCCACCCGGGCCACTCGATCGACAACCGTCGCGAGGAGCTGCTCCACCTTGGACCAGCGGTCCTTCTCCGGCTCGCCCTTGTTCGCCTGCTCGGCCAGCACGTCCTCCGGTGTGGCGTTACGGAGGGCGGTCCACGTGGCCGACTCCGGGGGCAGGTGCTGGATGAGAACCCGCAGCCGCCGCCACGACATCTGCCCCCGGTGGACGTCCAGGAGGTCCACGCCGTTGTAGTAGCGGAGCAGGTCGGCCTCTACCGCCTCCGCGTGCGCCTCGACGACGGAGCCGGTCCACGCGATTCCCCCAGGCTCTCACCCGACCGCTGGGCGGCGTCCGTGGTGAACTCCATGAACTCGGCGAGCGTCGGGTCGAGCTCTTCGTACAGCTCGTAGTCGTCAGGGTGCAGCACCTTCGACGCGAACGCGTCGAGGTTGCCCTGGTTCAGCAGGCGCTGCCAGGAAGCCCGCCATGCCAGGGGCGGGACGATCTGAACCTCTTCACCGCACAGCTCGGCCGTGACGTACTGGCCCTCGGCCTCGATCTCCTGCGCCTCGGCCTCGGTGGGCTCGGTGGCCTGGTTGGTAGCGGGGCGCTCGTTGTCCTGCGGGCGCTGGTTGGGGCGGTTCCTCTGCGTGTTGCGGTGGGCGGTTCGTGCGTTGGCAGCCACGGCGCGGGCCTCCTTCGTTCAGGGCGCGGGCAGTGAGGGTTGAGGTGGGCGGGCCGGGCCCGCGCCGACAGGTTCGCGGCCCGCCCACCAGTTCAGGAGCCCGTGTAGCCGGGCGTCGCGGGCAGCTTGTCGGTGTGGTAGACGGTGTTGCCGGCACTGTCCGGGTAGGCGGTGACGGTGATCTCGTAGCCGCTCATCTCGTCCTGCTTGAACGTCACGTCGGCGCGGTCGGAGATCTCGCCGCTGGGGACGTAGAAGCCGCGGGCGGTGTCACCGTCGATGACCGCGAACCACCAGGCGCGCCGGTCCGGGGTCGGCGACGCGGTCTCCGCGAAGCTCGTGAGGCCGCTGGTGCCGTCCGGGTTGAGGTCGGCGGCCGGAATCCGGTACATGATCGACTGGACGGCGACGCGGGCCGTCTCCCACAGCGTCACCTTGAACGTCCGCACGCTCTTGGTGATCTGCGTGCGGAACGGGCTGGTGAGGCCCCACGGGGTGAACTCCTGGCTGTCCTCGTCGAAGCCGTAGACGAGGCCGTCGTCGCTGATGGCGCCGAGCGGCTCCCACGGGGACAGCGGCTGCGTCAGCGGCGAGTCGGGGGCAGTCGTGCCGACCGCCGCCACCCAGCCGCCACCGTTGGCACCGATGACGGTCAGGTCTGCCGCACGGGTGATGTTGACCATTGGGTCTCCAGACATGCGAAGACCCCGCGGCAGGCGGGGTCGGGTTATGGGTCCGGCGCGGGCCCAGCCGGTCAGGAGACCGGGTGACAGTTGATCTCGTAGGTCGCCCCGACACGGCGGAGCGCGGTGTTCTCGTAGGGGCGGACAGCCGGCCGGGAAATGGTGCCCGTCCGGCCGAACACAGCCTGAGCGGTAACACTGCCGCGCAGCACCGTGAGGACCCAGCCCCGGATGGTCGCTGCGAGTGCGATCGCATCGGCCCGGGTGGAGTGGTAGACGTCGATGTCGACGAAGGCCCTATCGAGCCGGAACCCGTCGTCGTCGCCGCCCGCCACCTGCACCTGAACTGTCGGCAGTTCGTTGGCCAGGTCGTTGTCGAGCTCGTCGCGGACTACCACACCAGCGCCGAGGAAGGCCCTCAGCGCGACCATGACCGCCAGCTCGACATCGACTGATCCGACATCGGTCATCAGCGACCGCCCGCCTGGGCTGCACGCAGCAGCACGTGGTGAGCGGGAACGCGCTCAGTGCCGTACTCGACCCAACGGGCGTAGTAGGCGCCGTTGCGGACGTAGGCCACCGCTCGGTCGCGGCGCCGCCCGCCCCGTGCCGTGCTGTCCACGGACCAGCTGCTCTTGTACTCGCCAGGGTGCGGGTCACTCGCACCCCCGACCGGGGACAGCCCTACTGCAGCACCCTCGATCGCGTGAGCACGGCGGACCAGATCGGCGCGGATCATCTCCGACCGAAGGAGCTCGCCGACTCCTTTACGGGACATCTTGAACCGTGCTGCCATATCCCCTCCTACAACTCGCGTGCCAAGGGGCGGACATGGAAGTGACAGGTGTACTCGGCACCATCAGCTTCGACGGTGAATGGATCACCATCACGAAAAAGGGACTCGGCTTCAGGCCGGCGCCCGTTCGTATCCGCGCTGCCGACGTCATCTCGACGCGGTTCAAGCGCGGTAACCGGTTCATCAACGGCTACGTGCAGTTCCTGCTGGCAGGTAGCGGAGCGGCCGGTGAGCACCAGGGCCTGAAGATGGGCAGCCGGCCCTCATACGAGGATCCCCACAGCCTGTCCTTCCGGTACAAGAACAACGACGCTGTCGAGAAGCTCGTCGCCGCGGTGGAGCAGGCCCGCGGCTAGCCGGTCACCCGGTCCGCCGCGAACTGCACCGGGCCGGCGGTGCCCGTGAACGGGGAGCGGCCCCAGTCGCCGGGCTCGCCCGTGATGTCGCAGACGACGCCGCGAACCAGGGCCTTGTCCGTGGTGCGCAGCACTGTCCCGGAGGGTGCGTACACCGTCCATCCGACGATGACCGTGTCCCTGCCCTGCTGCTCGGCGCCACCGACCTGCGGTGTCTCCGCTCGGGGGGTGACGACGCAGCCGGGAACGTCGAACGACTCGTCCGGGCCGGGCAACGGGTGCCCGCGGTCGTCCCTCCCCGGCGAGGGGCCGGTGCGGATGATCCGCACCGTCTCACCGAACGGGTACGGGCCGGGCATCTACACCCACCCCCAGCCCGGCTCCCAGTCCAACGGCGGACCGTAGTCGTCGTCGATCGGGTACGACGGCGATACGTCTGCGGCGACCGGGGTCGGGTCCACGGTGAACGCACCACCGCGGCCGGCGAGCGACTTAAGCGCGGTCCGGTCCGCCTTCGTCAGATACAGCCCGCCAGAACCCTGGGGGCGCTGCACCGACATCGGGCCGATCGTCTCGTAGGACACCTGTTGCGGGTTGACGTAGCCACGCCCGGCCACTGATAGAACCACCGCGGTGGCCTGGTCCGGCAGCGGCTTGACGACCGTCTCGCACAGGGCGACCGCCTGAGTGATGAGCAGGTCGGCCCGGTCCCCGTTGATCTCCGCCAGGTCGAGGTAGAGGCCGAGCTGTTCGGCGGTCGGCGGTACGAACGTCATCGCTACCTCCTAGGCCAGGGCCTCCACCGCATCGCACCAGGCGGCCAGTTCCTTCGTCGGATCCAGCTCCGCCGACCGGGCCCGAGCTCGCTTCGACGCCAGCCGGTACTCGTCGGGCTGCAGCAGCCTGCGCAGGACCGCCTCGTAGCCCTCAAGGTCGGTGCGGTTGACGAACACGCCGGCCTCGCCGAGCGACTCGCACAGCCCCGGCGTGGGGTGCGCAACGACCGGGATACCGGAGGCGAGCGCCTCGACACCGGCCCGGCCCCACGACTCGTAGACGCTCGGCATCAGCAGCACACGCGTCTTGGCGTACACGCGGTCCCGCATTTCGCTGCCCGGCACCTGCTGCACGATCTCGACGTTCGGCAGGTCCGGCAGGATCTGCTCACCGTAGGCGCCAGCCACCGCCAGGAACTCGGTGTCGGGCATCCGGCGGGCGACAGCCTCCAGCACCTTGCCGCCCTTGTCGGCATTGCAGTTGACCAGTGTCACCTTCGCGCCCGGCTTCGTGCGGTACTCGTCGGCGAACACCGGAGGCCGCACGATCAGCGTCTGAGCCGGCCGGACAGCCTTCGGGTACTCGGCGAAGAACAGCTCCGCCTCGCGCTCCATCCACTGGCTGTTGAGCACCGCCAGGCTCACGCCGCCGGATGCGACGTCGCGGAAGGTGGGCCGGTGCGTGTTGTGGCAGATCGCCACCACCGGCTTGCCGTAGCCGCGGGCCAGCGCCGCAGTGGACGGGACGTTCTCCAGGTGGCTGACGAGGACGTCGGCCTTCCGGACCGCGGTGGCGAAGTCCAGGCGAGCCTGGAGCGGCACCACGTGCACGCCGTCCAGGTCGTAGGGCTTGCCATCGCCCGAGTACCGCGACAGCCACACCTGCACGTCGTGGCCGCGCGCCACAAGCGCCCGCAGCATGGAGTGGGCCATCCACTCCGCGCCCGCGTTGTGCCGCGGCGGATAGCCGTGCAGCCGGGCGATGACACGCATCGCCCGGCCCGAGCCCGCTCCGGTCACGAGGCCCCGGCGGTCGCCACGTACCGCACGAACGCCTCCGGGTCGCCGAGGACGAAGCCGTAGTACGCCTCCGCGAGCAGGAGCACCAGGTTCTCCTGGAACGCCGAGTGCACGCCGCCGTCCTCGTCGATGTACGTCGCCTCACGGCTGATCTTGACGGAGATGTCCATACCCACGCCGTAGGCAGCCTGGGAGAAGTCCCCGCCAATCGCGCGCAGACCCGAGTCGACCGAGGTGGACTGGCGGCGCACCTTGCCGGAGACGCTGCGGGAGTAGGCGACCGGCTCGCCGACCAGGGTGCCCGCCAGCGCCGCACCGGTTCCCGGCTGGGTGGTGTCGACGAAGATGGGCTGACCGGTGGTGTCGGTGGCCTTCAGCAGCTTCGGCTTGAGCCGGTTGTCGGCGACGGTCCCGGTGTAGTCCCAGTCGTCGTCGATGATGGCTTCCATGCCGTTGACCAGGTCGGTCCAGATGCCGCCCGTGGACTGGCCGGTCGTGCCGAGGACGACCTCCTTGGTCGTCATGGCCAGGTAGTCCGGGAACGGGCCGGTGGCGCCCTTCATGGTGCGGCCGTGGATCGTCGCCCGGTCGAAGGCGCGGGAGAACGCGGTCGGCAGGTCGTTCTGCAGCTGGGTCCACAGGCCCGCCGCGTTGGACTCGACGACCTCCATCGCGACCGGGATCATGACGGCGATCTTCTTGCCGGACATCTGCTTGATGTCGACGCCACCGGTGGACAGCGGCTTACGGCCGGCCTGGTCCACCCAGTCTGCCGTCGGCACGTCCAGCGGGACGGGCACTGCGGTGTTCGCCGACATGGACAGCGGCACCCGCCGGGCGAGGCTCATGACGGCGCTCTGCTCGACGGACTTCTCGAAGATCGGGGCCGTCAGAGTGGGCGGGAGAAACGTCGGGTCGACGTCGCTCAGCTTGATGGGGTTGGTTGCAACCATGGAGGGCTACCTCTCTCAGCGCCCCCGAGTGAGGGCGCCCTTCATGAAGTCGGCGAACACCGCCGACGGTTCGGAAGTGGATCGATTGCCGTTGCCCGAGGAGCCCTGCGTGTGGTCCGGGCGCGGGGTGCGCGGGGAGGTGTCGACCTGGCGGGCCAGGTGCGGCTTGCGCTTCAGCAGGTCTTTGAGGTCTCGCTGGATGGCGTCCGTATCGACGTCGCCGTCCTCGGTCACGTAGGAGTCGAGGCTGAGGAATGCGTGCGCGTCCTCGGGGTCGGCGAACTCGGCGGCGGCCAGGGCCTTGACCTCCGAGCGAACCGCGCGCTGCTGGAAGGCGAGCACGCGCTTCTCGGCAGCGGTGAGCTTCTCCGACAGGCGTTCCTGTTCGGACTTCTGCGCGTCCTCCAGCTCCTGCGCCTTCTTAGCGAGGGGCTCCAGTTCCTTCAGCCGCTTGCGGAGGTTCTCCGCCTCGGAGTTCTTCTTCTTCAGCGCAGCCTCGGCGCGCTTCCGGTCGAACGGCTCCTCTTCGGCGCCCTCCGCCTCCGGGGCGG